CATATCAGACCAGGGTTATAGGGATTTGGTTCGAACAAATTTCGTAAAACAATGGGATGTATTTAGAAAGGACCCATCTCTTATAGATTGCTATATGGATGCTCAATTGGGCATGCTATATATGTGGGCTAGAGTAGAAAATAAAACAATAGTAAAGAACATAATCGAAAGAACTCAAGATGAACTAGCTCAAGAGTTCTTATCTAAAAATGACGAATATGGAAAATAAAGAAAAGTTTGCCTTCAGAAATGTAAACATGTCTCAAGGTGTAGAGGTAGAATTTATTAAATTGCTTACCTCATTAGAGACTAAAAGTGATGAAGATATTATTAAAGCTTTTAAAGCTCAATTATCTTCTGGAGTATTAACTTGTCATGCAGAAATGTTATCTAGAACACCAAATCAGATAATATTTCAAACATCTCAATTCAGTAAACCCTATAACTTTTACAAAAACTGGGAACTATGGGTATTCTCTAATATCCTGGGTGTATGGACTCTAAATAGGTTTAGGATATGATTACAATGAAAAACCTCCAAGTAGAGGATATAAAAGATGAATGGTTATATAATGCCTTAACACAGGGCATCAAGGAATGTATAACTGCTCCAGTCCTAACTTTGGACCCCACAAAACCAGAACCCATTAAGAGGGCAGAAATGATATTAGAGAATTTCTCTCAGGAGGATTCTCCAGTAGTAGCTACAGTGATTGCTCCAGGCAATTTCATACAGATGATATTACCGAAACATGAGATACTTCTCTCGGTAATGTTCATCTATAAGGAAAGGAATACCTATGTACAACTTATAATACAAAAACTTGCTTATGAACGAGAAAAGACTACCACCAAGACTAATGGTTCTGCTAGTGGTACTGAAGGGTGAAAAGGTATATAAAGTACCAATTAGGTCAGAGATAGAATTAGACCATCTAAAGGATTTCAATACACTAAGAAGAATCCTTACTCCTTTAGTACAACTATATCATGGAGTAGGTTTTGATACTAGACTTACTTACGATGAATTCAGTATCTTCATTAATGACCTACAACATTTGGGATATGAACGGTTAGATGAATATTCCTCGGGTATACAAGAATTAGTAGAAGCAAAACCCATTACTGAGAATAACCAAGATGTTGAGAAAATACGAAAAGGGTTACTTATCTCTCTTAAATCTCAGGAGTTATCAGAGGTATTAGCTACTAAAATAAAGCAAGCCATACATGAAGTATTTGAAAACGAAAAGAAGAAAGGTGGACTAATGAACAAGGAACCCTCTTTAGAACCTATGGAGAGTTCAATTATAAGAGAGGCTCTATATTTGCTAACTCCCCCATTACCTTAATAATTGAAAGGCAGTCTAATCCACTGCCTTTCATAGCGTGTACACATCCTCAGCCTCCCTAAAAATAAATTAGATATATTTTTCTATAAAAATAAAAATGCTTATATTTGCATATCAATTTTAAAATAGACAAAAATATGAAAACGAACTCAGTAACTTACAATCAGGCAGACGAACTAACTAAGGTAGTTCGCAATTTCTTAGAAAAGAAATCTACATTTGAACTTGACTCTGATGAACAGGGTAGTCTTCTTAATTTCCTAATGGGACTCTTAATCAAACTAGAGGATGATTACAAACTCAATTGCTTGGATATTAATCAGGTACAAATCTATGATACCACCTATTATTCTTTCATTTTCGAATCCATGGTAACTGCCGATACTAATCCCTATAAGGGGCAATTAGCATCTGCTGCAGTTCAATTCATGAATGAATTTACCGATAACGATGGGAGGTTCATATCATTCAATCAACTCGATAGAAACAACTGGATTTTCCAACTTAATTTCTCAATCTCATGACAAAGTATAACGTTAGTCCATTAGTTGCTCGGGAGATAGAATTCTACACGGGCACTATCTTTGGTGGTAGTTGGTGCCGATACTTTATTTCAATCACCCTACATCAATGCTATATAGAAGCAACATGGAAAACCCGTCCTAAAAATGATTTAGACGGGAACAAAGAAATCTTTAACTCTTTACAGGAGTATCTAGATTGGTTTGCTAATCTTAAGAAAACTTACGGAAGGAGAATATCCCGTAAACAAATGGTATATGCTGCATACGATGAAACAACACGTACCTTCAGTTACAAACCCTACGAGAATTGGGCTACAAGACGTTCTAAAGAGAAATTAAATAAGCCCAAGGAACCAATGCTGGCCGATGAATTATACTAATCCCTAACCAGTTAATATATACTCAGGGAGTTCAGAAACACTAACATCTGGGCTCCCTTAATTATTGCATATTTAAAATATTATTTCTATATTTGCATAAGAGAAAAATAAATATAATTATTAACCGACCTTGAACGGGGTCACAAAACTTATTTCTTATGACAACTATTAACGAAATCTCAAATCACATTATGGGTTACTTCAATGGAACTCTTGATGCTTTTGGTTACACTGCTCAATCAGTTAACGAAATATCAAATCCGGATGAATCATACATGGGAACTCTCAACCTCCAATTCCGGGATTATCCTATAGACGATGACGAAAAGGCAGAAACCTACTGCAGAGAATCCGATGCTTTTGAACAATACGTGATAGAATTCATTAATTCTCATTGGGATGAACATCACCCATTAAAAGAACTTAACCCTAATTCTCATTACATGTCAAACTCCTATGGAGATACTATCCAGGTACATTTCAATGATGAATCCCTTTTCATTATCATTACCATGACAGGGCAATATTAACAAAACCCTCTGGGAGGCACCCAAAACACCTCCCAGAACCTCCCTATTTATAAAAATAAAAGTAGTTATAAAAACAAGTTTAGAAATAATTTTGTATATTTGCAGTGAGAAATATTTCTCAAATAATTTTAATATAGACACGTTATGAAAGAATTAAAAAATTTAGAGGCCATCCGGGAACTACTTGCTTCTCATCCCATTTATACTTATGATTACAGCGATGGTCTTTATATTAACAAGGAAGCTACCAATATCCAGGTTTACTCAATCGACTTAGAGGATGAACCTTTTGCTGCTTATATCTCAGGATATATCATCACATATGCTTCAGAGGAAGTTCTCTTCGAAAATCTCAGGGAAAACATTATTTCTCACATGGACTTAACAAAGGGTGCCGACGACCAATATTATGATTATTCACCCGCACAGGTAGAGGCTATCTTATTCGGAATCCTTCAATTAACCCCAGAACATCAGGATTATATCATAACCGGACTCAAAAAACATCTCCGGGAATTTATCCAAGACGATGAACAAGATGAGGACATGATATCCCAATATACCAGCATTTATAATGCTATCGAAAAATGGGAATCAGACCACAGGGAAACAGGAATCTTCCAACAACTTGCAGTATCAGAATTATTTAACCAACTAAATAAATAATCACTATGGTAAACTTATATAAATTACTCAACGTACTGGAACAGGGCATGTCTCTGTTCCAACTTAATAAATGGAAAACCGAAGGCATCTGGTATCCAATCACCCAATACAAAAAGGGATCAGATGAAATACAGGTAGTAACTAACCTATTTATTGCTGACCAGGAACAGTACCATATCCAACTATCTGGGAATTATCCAGAAGAATCTGAAGACTGGAACAAGTTTCTAGAGGAAAACCAATGGAAAATCTATCCCTTACTTGCAAATATAATGCAAGTCTTCTTGCCCACAGGGAACTATCAGATTATGTATACCTTATATTCACAAGGATTCATATCAGTAATTGCTAAACCCATAAACAAATAACATTATGATTACCGAAGAACTTAAACATATCTTAGACTCATTACCTTCAGAGATACATGAACAGGCCAGGGAACTGGTAAAAACTTGGAAAACTGCCAATGACCGAATAATAAACGAAATCTTTGAACTTTCCGAAGAAGAAAATGATGAACTTCAACAAATTGCCGATGAAGCAAAAGGTAAACTATTTACCCTATTATTTGGCCCACTCTATCATCATTACGTATCTCAATATGTATTAGACCAGGACTATTTTGAAGAAGAGGAACAATTCATTGAGGACCTATCAAAATATTATAACCTATGACACCATACATCAAAAACCAATTAATCAAACTATGCGACCATCCCGAATGGTTTAACGATATGCTAACTATATGGGGTAACAATCCCGAAGAACCTCATACGGCTATTCGCAATTATTTATCCCATGTACAACTAAATGGCTTATTAGAAAACACCAAAATAGTACATGTATCATTCAATGGGGATGAACCTAAACCGGGATTCTATTTCGAAATACCCAAAGATCCTAATGTGTATCTCATACTTGGAATCCTGGATGAAGATGAACTCCCACATACCGTACTATTAGGTAAACCAAAGTTTAACCCTCAACTCAATTAACATCATGAAACTAACACTAACAACTTTAGTCATCATCGAAAATATTAGCGATAACTGCAATGAAATAAGTCTTTGCTATCATTCTTTTCAAGAAGACCCAAACAGGGCTAAATCAGAAATCATAGCTGCAGTAAATGGAGTATACGCCCCAGATAAGGTATTCAACACCATTGAGGAAATCCAAGAATACTTCGAATATGTTCACCTTGAATCCCAAGAGATAAAATTCATTCAAACTACCACTGCCATAAAAGACATATAATATGGAACCAATCATAACAGTAAACCAATACCCAATCGGATGGGAATGGCTAGACAGAGTACCTCTAGAGGACTTTAACTGGCTAATCGAAATATTCTCTACCATGACAGATAATACTGATACTTATGACTTTGTAGGATATACAGATTCAGAAACCTTACCAGGTCATCAGAAGATATGCTCAGTAGACAAGATACCATTAGCTAACTTCCTAAACGAAGACCAAGGCTATAAATCAGGTATATCAATGTACGGTCACTATATAGCATGTAAATGCTTAGACATATCCTCAGAAAGGGAATACATGAATCAGTATACCGATATAAGAATCCTAACCAATGAAATAAAACCATGCTAACAAAAGGGAAATTCCTGGTATCTTTCGAGGTACCGGGTCACACTAAAGAATACACAGAGGGATTCACAGAGGAAATGGTAATCCCATACAGAACTGAGGAACTTAACCCATACCTAAGGTACCCCAATCAAGAGATAAACAACAACCACCTCCACTCCGAACACATAAGATTACAGATAAGAGAAATATTACAAATCCCACTAAGAGATATAACCATAATCGATATAATATCACTACCATGAAAAAGAAAGACCTAATATACATACCCCACCAAGATACCTGGACAGAACACTTCCCTAATCCAGGCAGTAACAAAAATGATTACACTCTATACCTAAGTGATCCCCAAGCCCAGTATAATAAGTTACTCCGTACCCAACAGAAACTAAGAAACAAAAAGAAATGAACATCCTCTATCACATAATCCGAATAATCCTATCCGTAGGAACCATTCTAACCCTCATACGCAATGAGAAAATATACCAAGCCTACAAGTACACCCACCCAACAAACAAAATAAGGTATATCATCTCACAAACCCTAATCCTAACCCTATACACCTCATCACTAATCCTGGTATCCTACACATATAGGATTATACTAAGATACATACAATAATACTAAAAATTATGAAATCACTAATTCTACTCATCGTAACGATCTGGCTTCTAATCCTAAATGAAGAAGCCTACCTAACAAAGAAATTCATCTACAGAATGAATTTAACCATAATCCTTTTAGTATATGCCTTCATACAGGTATACCTAATCGAATAAATACCCACAAGGTACCTGGAATAAATACCGGGTACCTCCCACACCACCCAACACAAAAATAAAACAAAATCATACTAACGCTAACTAAGGTACATAATATAATATCTACCTATCCCCTCTATAACTAATATACCATCTATTAATATAATAATACCCAATACATATATCAAGGTACCTCGCCGGGGGTTTTGGGGATTTAGGCAAACAAGGCTAGGCAACTTAAACTTACTATACAAAGCCACTCAACTCACTATATAGCCACTATACCATATAGCTCTACTACACACTTTAAAGGCAAACTCAAAAAGGCCTAAAAAGGCAAATAAATCCGACCATTAATGGCCTCTAAATCCGATTGCCTTGAGTACCCTTGATATGTATTATATTATAGATTGCATTCAAGGTAATTCGAAGGTAGGGGATTATATAATACAGATATGTTATATAGCTTCTATGTATGTAGGTAGTATAGCTTTAGTACATCGTCGATTAATGGCCATCACAATTTACCTTGATTACCTTCACCAAGTTATTATATTAGGTATTATATAATAGATATTGGTTGGGGTTAGGTAATAAGATTTGGTAATCAAGGCAAATTATTTGTTAGGTTTTATGGCTAAAAGGTTTATAGGATTTAAGGCCTTCAAGGGGCATATTTAGGTAATATTCCTAGTAAGTATGTAATTTATTTGCTTAGTATTTATATTAGCATTAACTTTTGTATTCTAGGACAATTTTGTGATTTAGGGGTACCTTGATTACCAAGAACCATTAGGTATTATATAATAAGCATTAGGTAGGGAAGGTAAATGGCAATCTCCATTCATGGCCCCAAGGATTTAGGTAAATATAATTCAAGGCCCTTAATAACTTACGAAGGTAATTAGGGTTATTGCATAATTAAAATATAATATCTATATTTGCATCAGATAAATAAAAATAATAATCACTTAAAACTCACTTACCTATGAACACAGAAGAATTATCAAACCGATTAACACAAATCGTACAAGGCATTACTAATACTCACCCTATTAGGATTAAGGCTACTATCGAGGTTTTCCTTGAAGAATTTGACCCAAGCCAGAACTATCTTCTCTCTATTTCAGATATAGAAGGCTATGAGACCCAATTTATCGAATTCGAGATTTGGGACGAAAAGGATGGCC